GTTGATGCTGGGTATGATTTTCTAAAAAACATGCCTGAGTTAAAGCAAGGCCCAATTGTCAACAGCATAAAAAAAATGAGCCCACAGCAGAGAGAAGGATTTTCTTACGGAATTTTGCAAAACATTCAAGATGAAATTGGCAAAGGCAACATTGGCGCTGTTGCAAAACAAATGACAATGAAACCAATTTATAGAGAACGTCTTGAACTTGCTCTTGGGCCGGAAGTTTTTGCCCAAGTGCGTGGTAAAGTTTTAGGAGAGAACTTGATAGAGCAAGCAGCGGCTCTTCAAGTGAAAGCGGCGCAGACTGGAGCAAGCAAATCATCCAACCTTGGCAGAGTGGGTATTGCTGGTGGGCTGGCTGGAGCCGGGGTGGACGCAGTTGTCGCTGCAAACCAAGTGCTTATGTCAACAATGGGTATGGCTCCGGGGGTAGGGGCAAGTGCGGCAGCCGGCGCGGCGGCATTTGTCGGGACTAAAGCCCTATATAATAAAGCTGAGCGTGTGGTCGCTCAAAAAATGATACCCATGATAACGGAAGGTACGCCGGAGAGCTTCGCTAAACTCAGTAAACTGATGGATGAGTCCCGCTCGGCCAAAATTGTTTATGACAAACTGTATCATGTTACAGCGCTGCTTGCTCGTCAGGCATCTGAAGAAATTGAACCCGAAGAGCCACGGGCAGATGGTGGTCGCGTAGGTCGCGCTAACGGCGGCAGGGTTGGCGTCGATGTTGAAGCTGATGCTCTTATCCGAGCTGCCGAGCGGTCTAAAAAAGACTTTAACAGTACCACCGAACCGTTGTTAAATACACCGGACAATCACATCGCCAAGGCGCTTGAAGTCGCTAACAGAGCTATTTGAGGTGCATTATGACATCAACATTTACGCCGAACAAAAACATCGAGAAGCCAGCATATAACTCATATGTTGATGACTGGAACACGCCGGTCAATGCAGACTGGGACATTATTGATAGGGGGTTTGGCGGCACGCACACTGTCTCGCTGACAAATACAAATGTGACCCTAACTCAGGACCAGTGCCAGAACGTCCATATCCTTCTGACTGGCGTATTGACGGGCAACGTGACAGTTAACTTCCCATCTGGTGTCTCTGGGTTCTACATCGTGGACAATGTTACGACGGGGGCTTTCACAGTCACGCTGGCATCCGCCGGAGCTGGGCCACTTGCTGTTACAGCAGTTCAGGACGCCAACACATTCATCTGGTCAGACGGAACCGATGTTTACCTTGCAGATAACGCCCCTGTAACGGCAGGCACCGGCATAGCTATATCGGGAACGACAATAGCCCTTCAGACGCCTGTCACGGCGGCCAATGGCGGTACAGGATCGACAACGTATAGCAACGGACAATTGTTAATTGGCAATACCGCAGGCGGCCTGACAAAAGCTAACCTGACTGCTGGGTCGAACATCACCATCACTAACGGCGATGGCACCATCACCATTGCTTCCAGCGGCGGTGGCGGCAGCGGACCCGGCAATGCTTTTGCTGTGTCCTATATCGTTGTCGGGATTTGAGTTAAGCTTTATCCCGCTGATTCCTTCGGTGAGAATAGACCTTTGGAATTGAGCTAATTAGGAAGATGTTTTCGCCGGTATCCTCGACGATATACTTGTCGAGGTACATTCCCTTTTCGTGGCGAGCATCGACCGATCTCACAAGATGCCCATCTGGCGTTTCATACATGAAACCATCATAGGACTCATCGAGGTCGTCTCGGCGCAGCCACCCATAGGTGTCATGCCAGCCGTGACCCATCGGTATCTGTTTGGGTTTTTCGTCCGAAGGTAATATTCTCATCTGCTCGGATGTCCTTATTGTTCCATGTCCAGCACTCGCCATTCTCTTGAAAAACCACCCACAGAAGATCGTACTCAGGCCCATAATCAATAAGAACATGCGCCAGAGCCTTTCCGTTAGGCGTCTTGATCGGGATAGGTGGGTTGAGTTGAACGACCATGTTTGAACATCTTTCTTTTGCGATTTTTATTGCGCCCGTTATCGTTAGTGCCAGCAACATAACAAATCTTATGATGGCGTTCGCAGTAACTGCTATTGGCGTAACGGTCGGTTCCGCAAAACAAGAAATCTTGCGCTGCTCCGTTGTTAATAGGGTACTTGCACGACAATCTGGTCAGGTCAAAAAACCTAACAGGTATTTTTGGGACATTCTTTTTCTCGGGGGCAATAAATATTTTTGGTGCTTCTCGTATTCCAGCTTTTATCTCACGCAAAATGCGTCTGTTCTTAATCGGCAAATAAGATAAGTGTGTTTTTGTTGGTTTGCTGGGCGGAACGATTCTATATTCAATTAATCCTCTATCACGAAAGCGCTTTAATCTGCCCATAATTGCATTGCGCGTTGTGTTTAACTTCTCCGCGATCTGCAAACCTGTTTTGCCGTTTAACCACATCTCAATCATAATTTTCTCTTGCTTGGGTTCCATATATCAATCTCCATTATGTTTTGATTTTATCCCATAAGCTGATCGCTAAATCCCAACCCATAAGGATGAGAAGAAACGTCAGTCCGATCAGAAGGACCGTCACACAACCAAGCATGACGATCCCCAAGAATATCGCGATGTCTACCATGTCGATAATGTCCCTGCCCATGACGGCACCTTTGAGGCTTGAGCCATTCGTACATACTGGGCACGGTAAGCTTGAGCCTTGCGATTGAGTTTTTTGTTCCAACCGCCCCAGCCGGCGACATGGCAGGCGGCAAGCTGATTGTAGGTTCTAGCCCCGACGCTGATACATTTCTCCATGTGAAGAATGCCAGCGGTGATCTGGGCCTTGCAGTCCCCGTGCATGTGATGGATGCCCAAGGCGCGAGCGCTGGAGGGTAGCACCTGTAGAGGCCCTACAGCCCGTCCGTGGCGCGTTTTAGGTCCAAGAACGTGGCATCTATAACCGCTCTCCAGTTTTGTGAGCCGCAGGGCTGGTTCCACATACTTCTCCCCCAGTCTAGCTTTTGCTTCGCTTGCAACCATTTTTGCAACCTTAGCTTTGTTTTGGTCGGACGACGGGATATGCAGGGTGCCAGCCCAACTTGGAGTGTCGGGGGCTTTCATCCCCCGGCTCCAATAATCGCGATCTTTGCGAAAGAAATCTGCCGCGCTTTCGTTAGCCGCCAGCGGGTGGATCAACCCGGTTACTATCAGCGTTCCCGCCGTTATTGTTGCTATTGTTTTCTGCATTCAAATTCTCCCGTTTTGGAGCGAACCGCTTTGCCATAGCAACGATGTCGTCCTCAATGGTTTCAAATTGTGCCGCAGCAAATTGCCCGGCAATCGCAGTGTAGTTTACGTCATCAACGAAAGAATCAACAAGTGTTGGGCTTTCTGTCTGCCTAGCTTGCTTCACGCATGAAAGGATAATTGCCACGTCATACATGCTGATAGTTTTGTTTAAGCGAATTGACGCAAGCTGCCGGGCTCTATCAAAACACAGTTCCACGGGGCCGTATTGGCGGCCTCGTTCCCGAAGTGTGCTGGCGGCGGTGGTCAATATTTCCGTGTGGTTCATCATCTTCATCCTTCTCAAACTCTACGAACTCGGCAACCTTGCCGACATGAGCTGTGTTCAAAACAATGTCGCCTCTATCTTGCCATATTGGTTCCGAACTTGGAGTTCGTTTGCGATATAGTTGGCGACCTATTATGAACACATCGTTATTGAGCGCGTCGCACAATTCCGAACAGGATTTTGCGTTATGCTCAATTGTTACCTGATGCACCAAATAGCCTTGGGCACTAGGCATATTCATTGTGATTAAAAATTTCACGAATCTCTCCTGACAACACTGCCGTCCATTTTTCTTTTTAGTTTTGATCCGCGACCAAACGGCATTGGAGATTTGGACTTTTTAGCCCCTATGTGGCGTTGATGTATGCGTTTGACCTTGGCTATTAATGGCATATCCACAGCGCTAGTGTGAGCCCTATGACACTTCCGATGAGCAACCAGCCAATTGCTTGCATCGTCTCTCCCACCGGCTTCAAGAGGTTGTTCATGGCTTACATCCCAATCCTGACCGGGCACAACTTTCATATTGCATAAATGGCATACACCATCATGCCGCATAAAGATGTCAGCCCTCATTTTTGAGGTAATGCTTACCCGCTTCATTGCAGCGTTTCATCTCGGTCAAAAGGAAAACCATTTTCAAGCATGTGAATGACTGATGACCGTAAAAGACTACAAAAAACGTCCGAAGCTCTTTTTGCGGATTCTTTATCTTTAGCCCCCATAGCAATTGTTTGCACAACACCGTTTATAAAAAGAGCTCCCATAAACACAGCACCAAGATGTCCGTATTCTTCATGTATATCGTACAAAAGTTCTGATATTTCTTCTGCAAATTGAGCTTCATCTTCATGCTCTATCATATCAATCATAACTTCATCTCCGCACGATGCGTTGCTTCTTTCGATTGCTGCTCTGAGAATTGCATACGGATGTATTCCAATTGAGCCTTTAACAGCGCAGCTTGTTTACGGGCACTGACCATTTCTATAATGTAATTGTGCCATTCCTGCGATGCTTTAACGATCATCTCTGCACGACTGACTGGCATATCGCCCTTGTCGGCCATCCATTGAGCCAACACAGCGCTTTTCGATTCTTCTAGGATTGATGCCGCAGCATCTGCCTCGACGTATTTCTTCGCGATTATCCTATATCGTTCACTTAACGGCAGAGAATTGTCCATATCTATTGGTCCTTTTTATTAGCTCGCTCATCGGCTTTAGTTTATCTGCCGGAATATAATGGTTCTTGATTCCGTATCCAAAATCTTTTACAGGCGCTCGTGAAAGAACAGCTCCCCATTCCCATCCCAACAGTTCTGTTGTTTTAGCTTCGTCGTCATATTTGGCTAGGACATATATGTCGGCAAAACCTTTTCCTTCTTCGTGTATCAGATGAAACGCTTTGCGTGCGGTTTTTACATCAACGGTAAAGTTAAGCGGAACAACAAAATCAACCCCCTTATCCCCTTCTAGGCGTCGTTCCAGATCGACCATTTGACCAGTGAGTTTTCCAAACTCCACTTCACCTAGCAGGCCGATCAGCTCGTAATCTTCAGACAGGGGGCGAGATGAGGCATGATGTTTATGTGCGTCATGCCGATCTTGCGCCTCCTGTGAGATTACCTGCTTCAACAGGACTTCGCGTTCCATCAGAACGGTAAGTCGTCATCAATAACAGGGCGAGAAGGCGTACCCGCAGGCGCGCTGTCTGATTTTTTTAATTCTTCGGATAGTTTAGCGTTTAGATACGTTTTTCCGTTCTTGTCTTTCTTTTTCCACAGCGCTATGCGGACAATCTCTCCACGCCACAGAGCGTTGCCAGAAAAATCAGGTTGGCTTTCATTTTGTTTTTTGTCA